TATGTCTTAACTTTTCTCTTTCTGTCTTCTTGTGTGCTTTCAAACTTAGTTATAAATTCATGCATATTTGCATCTGAATAATCAGAACCATATTTTGTCACATTTAGATTTTCAACTTCTGCATATTCATGAGTTATTTTTTGATTGATAAGTTTATACTTAGTATATAGATGCCGTTTTTCTCTCTGTATTCTTCTAACAAAAGCATAGTATATTATCTGAGTAAAGTATCCAAATGGATTAGAGCTTTTCTCTGGATCAAAATTGTTTATATACTTTAGAGAGTTTTCTATTCCATCTGCTATCATTTCTTCTTTGAAAGGATAATTAATGAAGTTTGGTCTGTTAGCTAAGCCTATAGATATTTTCTGTATGCACTCGCCTATGTATTCAGAAACTCTAGGCGCTTCTTCATTTTGATTGAATAACTCAATATGTTCTTTCATAGACTCTAAGAGTTTCTTATTGTCTACATAGTTTTCACTTTTCTTTTTTGTCATTTGAAATTCTCACAACATAAATCTTATTTGAGGGGATAACTTTATAGTATACTAAACACTATCAGATAAAAGCAATCGTGTAAAGAATTTGTAACAGATTTTTTTATGTTTGTCACATAGTAAATGAATATGTGAAATTGATAACCAATACTAATGATATATATAGTATAGTTCTAGTAGAGATCAATAATAAGTATTAAAGATAATATTTGATTCAATGTGGTACATAGCCTATGTATACAAAAAAAATTCAAAACCAGAGTGCAAGTAGAAAATAATTTCAACTTAGATAACAAAGTATTGATATTTTTAGTAATGTTTTTTTAAAACATTGTTTTAGATGTTGAACGAAAGTTTGCCTTTAACGAAATCTATAATATATTGATTTTATTGAACTTAAAAAAATAAAGCATTTAAATGCACCAAACGCATACAGTTGTACTAAAAGCACCATTTTTTTGAATTTTGTCGTTGTAGATACTTGAAATCATTAACGAAAAAAAGCACTTTTTATTGAATGTCACCATCAACATTATTAAGTAGTACCATATTGTAATATTGTTCGGCAATATCGTTTGCGGCATCTACTATCGTAAGTATGTTTCTCTTAGCTATTGGAAAAAATGCAGAATCGGAAGCTGGGATCCATGGACTAACTAAAAATGAATATGATGCATCAAGATCTTGATATACAGACTTCAACATCATAGGCTCTCTAATGAAAATCATATCTTCAGAAGAAATCGTATTACTCTCATTGATGTAATTTTTTCCATCAAACACTATTCCGAGAATTTCTTCATTAGTCAATAGCTTAACGATTCTTAGTTTACCTTCATGTTCCATATTTTATACTCACTTCTTCATATTTACTTTATGTATTTTATATTCAAATTTTTGGTCATCATACATCTTAATTCTTTCTAGAAAATGCTTTACTGCAAAATTTCTATGCTTCTTATAAGATAGATCATCCACTATGTCATACAGTTTAGCTTTATCTGATAAGTCTCCTATGCGAAGTGTTCTTCCTATAGATTGTAGCGTTTTTATTCTAGATTTTGTGGGTGATGCAAAGATAATGTTTTCCAAATTTCTTATATTGATTCCCGTTGAAAATACTCCACTAGATGCAACTATTATAGCATCTTTTTCTTTCTCAACTATTTGACGAACATTCTCTCTTATGATAGAGTCTGTTTCTCCCGACACGAAAAAAACTTTTCTATCTGGATTAGTAGACTGCAACTTATCTTTGATTAGATTGTACAATACTTTTCCATGAAGCTCGACTAACTGAAAAAGAACTAAGCAGTTTGCTTTTGTTGATATTGCCAAGTTTCTTATGAATATATTTCTCTTTTCATTTTGCACTAAGTATTTTATTTCATCATGGTATCTGATTCCTTTAGTCGCCTTAGCTGTCTCTTCATCGTATTTTAGTATAACACAATCAATAGTTAATTTTGCTAAATGCTTATTATCCATGAGATCTTTAGTTGTTGTCACAGAAAATGTTTTTCCAAAAAGACCCTCTAAAGTTAGCTTGTTAGTCTGCGATTCATCAAGCGTACCTGTAGTTCCTATTCTATATCTTGCGTTTGTTAGCTTTTCCATTATACTTATTAGAGACTTAGCTTTAAATGTGTGTACTTCATCTCCTATAACTACTTCAAATTGTTCAAACCAACTTTTTGGCAACTTAAATATGCTTTGCCAAGTTGAAATAATAAATTTTTTATTTGTATTTTTTTCTTGACCTTGATATATACAATGATATACACTATCAACATCAATATTAGAATCTTTAGCAGAATACTCTCTAAAATCTGATAACATTTGATGGACTAGAGAAACAGTTGGAACTATTATTAGAGTTTTTTTGTTATGAAATCTAGTTAGTGCATATATTATTAAACTTTTACCAGAACCAGTGGGAGACAAAAGAAGTGTACGCTCTTTTTTTATTGCTTGCAATATGGCTTGTAATTGATAATCTCTTGGTGATACTGATAGCTTCAAAGATGTTAAGAAATCTTGACAATCTTTTTCCAAAAAGTTATCATTATTTGTATGACTCAAAGACTCATCAAGCACAATCTCATATTCACGAGATTCGCAAAAATCGTAGAGTTGGGGCAACAGACCCACATAAAGAGTATAGTTCATCTGATTAAAGAGTCTTATTTTTCCATCCCACATACGCATTTTGTATGAGGGCATAAAACGATAACCAGGAACATAAAAGCTGAAATATTCAGATAATTCTCTAGATATGCCAGATTCACAAGAAATTTGTAGAAAAACTTCATTCAATTTTGATGCAACAATTCTTTCCATAATAATTCACCTTAAATTATTTATGACTAATTTTAAGCAATATTTTTTGACATTACATGAGAATTGATATATAATTAAATGCGATGCTATCTTGAAATGGTGGCAAATTTAACACACACATCACATAGGAGAAATTATGAGTGATATAAATCCATATAGAATTCGCTTTGAACTTTTGCAGATGGCTAAAGATCTTCTGATGGAAGAATATTATGCGAAAAAAGAGGCTGCGATTGAATATTGGAGGGAGTTGAAAAACTCTCAAGGATGCACTGAGTTTCCTAGTTTTCCTGAACTGCCTTCATATCCAACCGAACTTGATATTGTAAGAAAGGCTTCAATATTAAACGACTTTGTTTCAAGACACAATTTCTAAAGAAAAAAATGATAAAAGTTACATTATGTCTTTGGATAAATACTATTTGAGATAATATTCGGAGGCATAATGGCTTTTACCAACGTCAAAAATAGAAATTTTCAATCACCATCAAAATTCAATTTTCAAATTGATCGACTTCGAGATTTTGATTTTTATGTTCAATCTGTTAATATTCCAGACATGAGCATATCTACTGCTGAAACTGGAACTCCGTTTTCTGCCATGAAAATACATGGAGATCACATAGACTTCTCAAATTTACAGGTGACATTTAAATTGTCTGAGGGAATGTATAATTGGTACGAAATTTTCTCTTGGATACAAGCACTTGGATTCCCAGAACGACAAAAGCAATTTGGAGATTTAAGACAATCAAAACTAAAAGACTTAGATGGAGACCCCATTCCAGAAAGAGGTGTATTTAGGGATATAGGAGATCTATATGGACAAGCATCTCTAACTATAAACACAAGTCATAATAATCCACATTTAATGATAAACTTTGTGGACATTCATCCAATATCACTGGGTAGTGTTACATTAAGCACAACAGATACCGAGGTTGATTACTTGACATCTGATGTGACATTTGCTTATGATTACTTTACTGTAGAAAAAGTTAAATGATAGAAAAGGTAATATTATGAAAGCCAAAAAGAAGACGCGGGTAGAAAATTTTCCTAAAAAGATAAAAATTGCTTATTCAAATTTTGATCTGATAGCAAAAGATAAGACTTGGAGTAATGCTAATGAAGCCCACGGAACTTGCGACTATGATAATTGTAAAATTGAATATAACTCAACTCAAAAGAGACCAGAAATAGTAAATACCATAATTCACGAAGTTCTACATGCGATAATTCACGTTTTTGATATTCATTTTGACAGCCCCAAGATAGAAGAAGATGTTGTAACTAAACTAGCAAATGGATTACAAACTGTTCTTTGGGATAATCCAGAGCTATCTAGAATTATCATCAATAGCGAGTCGAATGTCAAAGATGAGTGATATTAAAAATATTTACGATACTGACTTAAATTCAGATGTTCCGCAATGGATTAAACAACTAGAACATGATGATGAAGTTATGATATTTTTTCCCACTGATAGACTCTTAGCTTACTCCATTGTTTTAGATAACTATATATCAGAATCAAAAGACCATATGTCAATTTTGACTGTAGTATACACATCAAAAGGCACAACAAAACTTGAAGAACTACTTTATGATAACTATGCTTGCGGAGATGAAAATTCTTGGCACGCATTTCAAATAATGTAAATATATTATGAAACTAGAAGAAATTGAATTGATGTGGCAAGAAGATTGCCATATAGATAGAACATCTTTAGACCAAGAGAGCATAAAAATCCCACTACTTCATAGTAAATATTACAAGATTTTTCTCAGAGAAAAGATGCAATTAAAAATTGAAGATTCTGAATACAAACAGTTCTATAAACTAAAGCATGAATACTATACTGGAAAACTATCTCAAGAAGAGCTTAATCAATATGGATGGGAACAATTTCAATTTATATTGAAAGGCGACTTATCTGTTTATATTGACTCTGATAAAGATCTAGCTCAAAGATTAATAAAATTGCAAATACAAAAAGAAAAAGTAGAGCTTCTAGACAGCATCATAAAAACTCTAAACACTAGAGGGTTCTTAATTAAGAACGCAATAGACTTTATAAAATTCTCTAATGGAAATTAGCATAAAAAAAGAGGGGCATATGCCCCTCTTTTAGCTTCATATCTTTTCTGAGATTAGAGAAGATTTGAAACCTTGACCTTACGATAGTACACGTTAGCACCATCATTTAGTCCAGCACCAGCAGTAACGCTACCAGTTGAGAACGGGTTAGAAACAAGACCGTAACGAGTCTTGAAACCTACCTTAGGCTGGAAAGAACCTTGATCAACTGCACGAACCATCTGAAGAGGAACGTATGGGCAGTAGAACAATCCAGCATCATACTGATTAGCTCCCTTGAAGCCAGCTACGAAAAAGTTAGCTCCGAGTGGTGCATATGGGTCAATATATACTTTGAAACGTCCGTTAAGAACACCAACGAATGTGTTTCCAGTATCATCAACACTTAGAGAATCCTTGAGTGCGGCACTTGAATCAAGAAGACCAGCTACGCTCAAAGCACTTGCTGTATCGCTATCGCAGATGAGCATGTTACCACGTCCACGACGAGTTTCTTTAGCGATTGCATTAGCTTCACGCTCAATCTGAACCATAAGACCCTTGTACTTTTCTACAGACCAACGTCCGTTAGAATCAACATCAAGGTCGAAAGTTCCAGCTACTGCTGTGCCATAAGAAGCTCCAGCCTTAGCACTCTTGTATACAGAACGAACAACTTCACGGTTGATTTCTGCAAGAATCTCAGCCGAAAGGATGTTAGCAAGTTCTGTCTCAGCATCAAGACCGTGAACAGCCTTAAGATCCTGAGCAAGTTCCATTGAGTATTCAGCCTTCAAAGCACGAGTCTTAGCTTCTACGCTAACTTTCTCGATGCTGAAAGCCATCTCAGGAATAGCGTCAGCGTTTGTTACTGGATTGCTATTGAGACCAGTTCCCTTAGCTTCTCCATCTTGTGTGTTAAGACCAGTACCAGAAGAGAAAGCTCCAGTGAAAGGATCATTAGCTCCAGGTGTCCAAGTAGAATGAGTTCCAGTTCCAGCGTAATCAGAATCAGCCTCGTTGAAGAGAGCTTCTGTTCCGCCTTGAGTTCCGTAACGAGACTTCATAGCGAAGATGAGTCCAGTAGGAGCCTTCATTGGTTGAACGCCGCAAATATCAAAAGCGATAAGATTTGGCAAAGCACGACGAAGAAGACCAATCAGTACAGGATCATATCCCTGCATGTTAGCGTTAGCGTCTACTGTGCTTGGTGTTGCAAGACCAGAGTTTGCTGGGGAAGCCTCAAAAATCATCTTGCGGGTTTCAGCAATTTGATTCTCTAGAAGAACAGTCATAACTGCTCTCTTGTGGGCATCACGAACCTCTGGCAACTCAGGGTGGTCAATAACTTTTGACCACTTCTTTTCAAGTTCTTCGGTGAGATACATTTTTATTTCTCCTTTAATTATACAAAGTAAAAAACTTTATTTCTTATATTTATTTTCTTCCATTCTCCGAGTTAATCATCTTGCTAATAATATTAGCATATGTATCAAACTCAGTGATTACTTCAGGTGTTGTTTCAGGATGTATTCCACCTTCAGTGAGAAGAACATCATCCATTTGGTTTGAAATTACTTTTTTGCTATTGGGAAAATAATTTTCCTTGATAACAACTAGCTTGTTTTCAAAACTTTTCTCATCAGAAAAAGATACGCCTTCGCAAAGTTCAAAGAACTTGCTTGCTTCGCTACGACTCATTCCTTCAGAAATTTCTGAGATTATAGCGTTCTTTTTAAGATTATTTTTCTCTTTCTTTAGCTCAATATTCTTATTAATCTCTTCATTGAGTTCAGCTTCTAGAGATTCAATTTTAGCAGATTGCTCAGAAAGAACATCTAGTTTATCTTCTGGAACATCAATATAATGTGTCTCAAATAGACTTCTCAATCCTACAATGAAATTTTCTGTTATATCAGAACGAATAGATGACTCTAAAGCAACTTCATTAGTCTTCATCCACTCTTCAACAACATAATCAAGATATCCATCAAGTTTATTTACTAAACTTTCAGAAAGCTCTTCTTTGTAAGAATTTAATTTTGACTCAAAAGATTCTTCAATCTTTTTTGTCTCAGCTAAAATTTTATTTTTGCTTGCTCTTTTTAGAGATGCTTCAAATATTGTAGATACTTTTTCTTTGAATGATTCTGAAAGCTCTTCGCCATTAAGCATAGCTTTAGTTGCATCTTCTATGTCTTTTTTCTCTTCTTCAGACATTTCTTTTTCCATGTCTTCTTCAGACATTTCATCATGCTTCATGTCTTTTTCTTCAGACATTTCTTTTTCCATGTCTTTCATTTCTTCTTCAGACATTTCTTTTTCCATATCTTTTTCTTCAGACATTTGTTTTTCCATGTCTTCCATGTCTTCTTCAGACATTTCTTTTTCCATGTCCATATCTTTTTCTTCAGACATTTCTTTTTCCATGTCCATATCTTTTTCTTCAGACATTTCTTTTTCCATGTCTTCCATGTCTTTCTCTTCTTCGG